AATATAGGAACTATTTCTAAACTAATCAACTACTTTTTTACACTTTATTCAATTTGTATTTGATACCGTCTATTTCTATCACTTTACCATCTAATGATTTAGTGCTGGAGTTGATTGATTTTTCGGATGTCTTCACACCATTTACATACCAAAATTTTGTTCCATCTGCCCATTCAATTGCTGGTCCATCTTCTCTATGAAGTTTGCCATTTACATACCATGCTCTATCACCATTTGCATGTTCAACAGCAGGGCCATCTTCTCTATGAAGTTGATCTTTTAAATGCCATGCTCTATCACCATTTGCATATTCTATTGCAGGGCCATCTTCTCTATGAAGTTCGCCATTTAAATACCATCTTTTTGTTCCACTTACATATTCAACAGCTGGGCCATCTTCTCTATGAAGCTTACCATTGCGCCACCATTCTTTATCTCCATTTGCACGTTCAACAGCTGGTCCATCTTCGCGATGAAGTTCGCCATTGAAATACCAGTATTTTGTTCCATTTGCATATTCAACAGCTGGACCATCTTCGCGATGACGCACACCATCCAAATACCATGATTTAGCTCCACTCTCGTCAACTTTTACTGTGTATTCTTTTTCTCTCATAACAATAATAATATAGTATACTTTTCTAAATTGTGCAACTACTTTTTTTACATTTTACGATAAAAATAAAACCAATCCAGTCAACACAATAGTCCAAAATATCGCTGAAATTATTACAAAAACATCAGCAGAAGGTTTCTTCATTATTCTTGATTATCTACAATTTAGTGTTGGAGTCTGAGAATTTTTCGGATGTCTTCACACCATTGATCCACCATGCTTTGTACCCACTTCCATATACGATGGCAGGTCCATCTTCACGATGACGTTGGCCGTTGAAATGCCATTCTTTTTCTCCAGTTGGATATTCGATAGAAGGCCCATCTTCACGATGACGTTGGCCATTTAAATACCACGCTTTGTATCCATCTGCTTGTTCGATAGCAGGCGCATCTTCTCTGTGAAGTTTACCATTTAAGAACCATTTTTTTGTTCCATCATCAAATTCAACTGCTGGCCCGTCTTCGCGATGAAGTTTACCATTAAACCACCATTCTTTACCACCATCTACAAATTCAACAGCTGGACCATCTTCTCTATGAAGTTTACCATTGAAATACCATTTTTTGAGACCCTCGTCAACTTTTACTGTGTATTCTTTTTCTTTCATAACAATATCAATTTAGTATATTTTTTAAAATTTAGCAAGTATTTTTTTAAAAAAAATTTTTTTAAATTTTTTCCTTGACTTCTAACGGTCGGCGGGGACCCCGCGAGGCGTTAGATGTCAAGCGTTTTTTTTAAGTTTTTTTAAAAAAAATTGAGATTATTTTTCAAATCTCAATACTTGGGCCTTGCTTTAAAATTTTAGTGTTTTTTATAATTGACATTTCCGATTGAGTTGTCCCAACATGCCCGGCATGATCCACATTCATTATCTTGTTTTGAGGCCGGACAGTTGAAACTGTTTTCAGATACTCCGCTTGTGCTGAGTCCTAATTTTTTGGCTAGGCTTGTTGGGGGCTTCCCGTCGATCATGTAAGCAGACAGCCTTATTGTCAAATTTTTTGGAACTTTAGAATATTTCATCCATTCCATCACAAAAGTATACTCTCGAGTCGGGAGCCAGAATTTGATATGAGGCAGTCTTTTCGCGACTTCCGCTATCTTTTCAAGATGCCATGTCCCCTGAATATCTCCGCTATCATGCCAGCGGAAAAAGCCGGTCTTTTCTTTTTTTTGTATTAAGAGAACTATTTTGTCAACCCAGTCCGAACGATTCAAAGAGTTCAACCTCTTCTCCATTGCATCAGAGACATTTTTGAATCCATATCTACCCTTTTTCGCGTAACAGATTGAACAGATAGAATTTTTGACTTTTGACAGTTTGCCCCCAGTGATGCAATTTTTCGCCGGTATACTGTAACCATGCCCGGGCATTTTGGACGGATTAGATAAAGAGCCGATTTCTTCTGTGATTTGTTTTATTGTCGCTTTCATAACTATAACAATTTAAAGGATGGCCTTTGATTTGTCAATATTTTTTTAAAAAAAAAATACCCCGCTTTTTTCGCGAGGTATTTAGTTTGTTATGAATAAGACACGGGCACACACAAGCCCGCTTTTGATTTGTTACGGACAAACCAAAATCTTTTCTATACCTTCGAAGTTGAACCTCCTAATACCTTGAGATTCGCCGTCCGTGTATTTATATCCCACGATACAATCAGGATTTCTTTCCGTTATGGCTACGGTATAAACTTTTCTGCGCCCATCTTTTCGGGTGTAAATTATTTGATATTTTGGGGTGTTGTTTATCGCTTCTTTTATTTGTTCTTTAGTCATCATATGTTTTATTGTTTTTATACTTTACTTGATATTTTTTATTTAGTCAATACTTTTTTTAGTTTTTTTACTTTCAGAATCAAGCCCCGAAAACATTTCTATTTTTCTATTGACAGGCTGTCCATAAATATTTTTTTTCTTATTCAGAAAAGTTCTGAATCCGATACTTATCTCCGAGGCTAGAAATTCCATATCTTTGTATTCTATGGCCCCGAGGCCTTCCTGAGTTGGAGTTTTTTCCATTTTTTTTTGTGGGTTTTAGATTGATATTTCTTTAAAGACAGGTAAGGTTTTCCAGTAGACGTAAGCGGGAGAGGTTGGGCTGACCTCCTCATCTCTGATTTTCACTTCGGTTCTTTCGATAGTGTAGCCAGTCCAGCCATGGTAAATTCTTTGTTCTCCGATAAAATCAATTTTCTCTTGTCTTATTTTTTTGAACTCTTCGGAACCTACTGGCGCTGAAGTGAAAAAACATGCAATCGATTTGTCCGAGGAGAGATTACAGTCTTTGGTTTTTCCGGTGGCTTTGAGTATAACGTGATATTCTTTTTCGATCTTGTCCTTCATAACTACAAACAATATACAATATTTTAAAAAAAACGCAACCCCTAAATTGAAAAAAATTTTAAAAAAAACAGCATTTTTTTGCTTGACAATGGGCATATATTTTTTGCTTGACACATACCCCACCCATTTTTTAAAATAAAATACTATCGTTTGTTTATAAAAACCGAGGGGGGTACCCTTTTTCAATATGTAAATCAAAATCAATCACATTAAAATTTTTGTAAATTAAAAAAATCGGCGGCCTTATTTAAAACCAAACTAAAACATATATTTTGATAGAAAACAAATTATAAAAAATATAATACTATATGGAGAATAAAGAAAAGCAAATTATAAACCTTGTTAAGGAGGTTATACAGCTTAAGACAGAATTAAAAGCGGCGTCGGCTAGCTATCGCGAGCAGATAAAAGAATTAGAAAAAGAGATATTTAGGCTTGTGGATGAAGCAGCAAAAGAAGATCAATAATTCTGACACGGAAGAAGTGTCAACTATTTTAAAGATGGCATCTAATGAGGCTTTGGCGTTATCTTTGATGCTTAATGAGATGAGTGACAAAGAAGTTCGTAAAAAAATTAAATATATTAGGGTGCATTTAAAGCGAGTTTCATTAAAATTAAAGCAAATAAATGAAAAGCAGTTATAAATTTATTTTTATAATATTTTTTTGGGTTTCGAGTTGTCATTTTTGTTTAGGTGTTTTGAACAAATGGATAGAATGGCCAATAGAAGTATTTGGGGTTGAGCGCGGCCAAGAGAGAGTTTATTTTGTTAACAATAGAAATATACAAGTATCGGGGATTTATTTAAAAACACATAATGTTTCTTATGATGGCAAAATGAGTTTTCGAATTAATCGTAATGACTGGATAAAAGTAACTAATGACAAGGTAAATTTTAGTAGGATGGATGATATAACAGGTGGCTTTGGTGGAGGTCATTCTGTTCATTATTTTTATATTGAGATACCTAATTTAAAGATATATAGAGGCGCCAATATTATAGAATTTCGTTATAAAGCAAACGCAACAGATAAGTCTAGCGGTTATAGGGTTTTAGATTTTTATTTTGATGGGCCTAGCGGTAGGATACCAGATGGCAAAACATATTTAGATCATAAATTAGATAAAGGCTATGAAATAATTCATAATACTCCAGAAGAAATTGAACAAGGAGAGCAATTGTGGAAGCATCAAGATTTGATTGATATTGGGGCATTTCCAGATGGGAGAGTAATAAAAGCTAAATGTTCTGATTGTCATACTGAAGATGGTAGAGATCTTCAATACTTCAACTATTCAAATAAGTCTATAATAACAAGGTCAAAATATCATGGTCTATCTCAGTATCAGGGAGAGCTGATAGCGAGCTATATAAGAACTTTGCCGTATAAATCTAAATATGGTCGGCCTTGGAACTCTCCTTATCAACCTGCCCCGGATTTAGATTCTAGAGGAGTTGACGAATGGGCCGCTGGAGGAGGGGAGCAATGGGTATTGGATGATTTTTCTGATATGTACGATTTTTTATACCCTGAAGCGCTTGTAAACGGAGAGATTGAAAAAAGTTTAATTACAGGCAATCAAATGAGTATTGACGGATATATTAATATGCGCCAGATCCCCATCCCATTTCAGTTACCGGACTGGAATTCTTGGCTACCAATAGTGCATCCAAAAGATGCGACCGGTCGTTTTTTTGAACAACATCCTGCTAATTTATATTATGAATATTTAAAAAATAAACAAACAGGTTATACTCATGAAGACTGGTTTTTCTTTCAAAATCATGTTTCAAATTATACCAAAATTGATGATTGGCCTAACTACCCGGCGACTGGTTCGCATAATTTATCTGCCACTGAAAGGCATTCTTTAGAAACGTATAGCGCGGCTTTATGGGGACTAGTCAAAAGTTGGGAAATAATGCAATCTTATAATCTTGAATCACAAGCGAAAAATTATTTTTCAAATTTATCTTTAATAGCAGAAGGCCCGAGTTGGTATACTAATATGCCATTTTTTGTTTCTCCTAATATGCTAGGGCTACCTTTACGCAATCACGGTTTAAGAAATAATACTAAACAAAATAGATTCTTTTTCAGTTACATTTGGTATCATTTACAAGGGGTACTTTATTCAGGTCAAGGTATAGGTAGTCCAATAACCCCAGTTGATTGGAGATATACATACGGCTTTCTCCAGAATATGCCTTTTGGATTGCATAATACTAATTATGATTCAAATCCTTTTCCTCTTATGTATCTATGGGTATCTAAAGCGGCGCAGTTAATGGACAATGGAGTATTGCCTAACAATAGTTTCGATAATTCTCCTAAATTTGATATTATACATCCAAGATATTTAACCGGGGCCCCATCTATAGAACACTTTTATTATGATGATTTAGATATGTATAAAATTACTATGAAAAATCATACATACAATTGGTTGAGATTTTTATTAAAATTTACAAAAAAGGAATTAGCGCGAGATCCGTTTTTTAATTATAGACCATTCAAAGAATATCCTAAAGACCTTGCGGGGATCAATAATTTATATTATAGTCAAGATTTTTATAGGCAATTTTTTTACCTAGGTTATTTTTTTAATAAGATAGGAATGAGAGATGTTACTAGAGCTCTTCAAATATATATAACAACCAAGTATTGGAGGGATTACGACTTGCCGTATAGATATTTTGGGGACTCAAATAACAAATAAATTTTTAAGAATTTTCACCATCATTAAGCAGCGCTAAAATACAAGCAACAGTAAATACGGTTGTAATTATTATTTCTAGTATACTCATTTTGGCATTTCTGTCCAATACTCCCATTTATATTGATGATTATCATCAATATCTATATCTAAAAATGCGTTGTTATAGGTTCCGCATTTATACCAATATGCTGACACTACGCATCCGCAATCAGACTTAACTAAGATATTAGTACCGTCTTTTGGTATAGTTTTTATAGATTTCCACACAGACTTTTCTTGTTCTTTTTCTGTCATTGGTTTTTTGGTTGTTTAAATGTTTTTTGTTTTGTTGCGATTGATGTGGATGATAGTTTTTATGATTTAAAACTAACAAGTGTAAGTATAAGTATAATTGTGAGTATTATGACTGAGACGTACACTGCTTGATCTTCTGTTAGCGGTTTCATTTTATTTTTCTGGCAAGGTTTTATAAAATATAAGTTTGACGAATCCATGGATTTTCTGTGACATTCTACAAGTATTATTGGCAGAAATCCCAACAATGAAATGACAATGACTCTTACGAGTTCACTTGCATCTTCACTTATCACGGATACATTTTTCCTCTTACGAAACCAGAGATAAAAGCTTCCACTTCTTCTTGAGAGTTGAGTTCTGCTAATATCTTGTTATTTTTTACGTGTTTTATGATATGTGTTTGGTTTTCATATGACATGTTGCCATTTATGTAAGCAGTTTCGCCGGAAAATTTTAAATTTATGCATAAGCCTAACTGATTGGCTTGCTCGTATAATTCATCTAGTTTTTTCATTAATAAAGTAAAGCTATATCAAAATCAGCATCAACTGCTCCATTATTTCCGTTTGCTGATGTGACATTTACAAGGATGTCAGTTTTTGGAGCCATCTGTAATGGAAATGGATAGGAATTTTGGGCGAAGGAACTGGTGGTCACGGATGTTACCTCTTGGACACGGAATATTTTGCCATATTCTCTTGTTTTTATTTGCGTTGTGTAACCGATTTCACTTGCGCTGCCCGGATTATGTGCAGACATATGGTAGCCCAACAAATAGCCGGTGCATGTTGCTGGGACGGTATAAACTGCCATTAAAGTTTGATCGTTACCAGCCAGCACTTTGGCGTAGACAGTGGAAGCATCGCCACTAGCATGTACATCAACTGTTCCAGCAATACCGCTTGTTCCATTATTGAAAGATCTAAACACTCTACTCCAAGTGCCGTCTATATTTACATCGCTCGTGCCATTTAAATTACCTGTCCAGTATTGACTTTCAAAATTTTCATCCAATCCTTGAACGACGAATTCTTGAGAATCTGTTGCTTGTGATGATTTTATTTGTATTCCAGTTCCTGCGTCAGGCGGAAAAGTATACTCATTAGAGCCGTCCCAAACAGTTTCTGGAGCAGCTGCACTGACTGTGTTAGATACGTTAGGATTACTTCCAAATTTATGTATGTGGTCCTTCGCTTGACCAACAATAGATTGGTAATTTAAGGAGCTTCCTTTTTCTGGAGTCCAGTATTGATTCGCTTCATCCCAAACATAATTAAAATTGACATTAAGATTCCTAGATGGAGCTAAATTAAATCCATCTGGAAGATTGGGATGAGATCCGTAAGTTGGTCCGTAGTTAACACCCATAATTTGCTCCTATATGTCTCCGTCGGCCTTTCTATAGGCATCTTTAACTTTACCGCCTCTCTTCATCTTTAGAAACATATTAACTCTAGCCATAGCCCATTGTCCGCGTGTTTTACCCGGTCTATGAGAAGAAGAGAAAGCTCCAGCTCCTCTTCTGTATACTTTCTTCAGCTGAGATAAAGTCACTTTTTTAGAGTATTTATCGTTATGCTCTTTTACTTTGTTTTTTAAAGCATTAATTACTCGTTCAGAAAAATTAATAGCAGGTCCGTATTTGCTGGCACTTCCCGGTTTATTTTTGCTCGAACCTTTTTTTCTTTCGCTGGGTTTAGCTGGAGTTTGAGCGGCGGATTTAGGGCCGGGTCTTGCTGCGCTGATTATATCTTCAATACTCATTACTTCATCATAATCTTCTAAAGTAATGTCATAGCTAGCAAGCATTTCGGTGTCGTCTTTTTCATAGTATTTGATGTAGCCATGCAAGCTATTAACATAATCGGCTATTTTTGTAAATTTTGATTGAACCCAACCTTCGAAATCTGTACCTTCGGGCATCGACTCGATCATAGTTTTTAATTCATTTAATTGATCTACAGATTTAGAGATTTGAGAAAGGATCATGCCCGATTCTTCGTCATCGTGCGTTGCTTGAGCTTCTTCGCAACCACATTCACCACAATCGCAGTCGCACTCTCCTTCTGTGAGTTCTTCTTCAATGAAAGCTAAAGCCGGATAAATCGTTAATAATTCATTATGGTCAGATAATGTGATTCCATCCCATTCCGTAGAGCCTTTTAGATAATCGGTGACTGTTTTGTCAGCTTCCCACATTTTGCATGACCAATATCTAGCTTTAGTTTTTGGGCCCGGATTAGAGCAATTATGACGTGAACGAAAGTTGCGGCGACGATCGGGATTATCTCTTCTAATCTCCATATTTGGATCGCCAAAATTCACCTTAACAATATTGCCTTTTTCATTTTTTACATAGACAGAGAACTTCTTGGGACCTTTAGGTGTTCTAAACGGCTTGTTAAGGGTTTTATTTTCGTTGGCCGCTAAAATTTTTTCTGTAAAGTCTATTTTCATTTTTATTAAAAAGTATACACTTATTATGATAGTTTGCTTGCGGTAAACTTTAAATTATTATAAAAGAAATAGACGTTTTAACAAGAAAAAATTGTAAAATCAATAAAAAGCAATATAAGATAATAATATATGGCTCAATTAAACGCAAATACTCCTTACATAGAATGTTTTATAAGAAATAAGTATATTTTTGGAAATGACGACCCCGGGTTAACAGAAGGGTATATATTCGGAGTGAAAAGTATGATCAATAGGCCCATGCATTTTCATTTTCAATCGTCTTTTGGAGCAGTTTTTTGGCAAATGCCGATATCTGCTTTTTGTCATAAAGAAGATTATGATGTATTAAGCGAAAATGAACAAAAAAGGCTATCTTTGTTGCAAACGTGGGATTGTCAAGATAATGATATCGCAGTTACAACATTTGGCTTTCTCCAAAACCGTAGAGTTGACGTATTCTGCCGCGACAAAGTTTGGCGTTCTGGTCAATATGTTTTCACTATTGATGACTATGAAGGAGATCTTAACGAGCTCAATATTGGGTACGCTAACGACCAAGATTCAAAGTGTTATCACTTTCTACAATTAGACGATGGAAATTACGCTATACCGCCTAATAACCTGCTTCGTTGGCACAACCCTGATTTTATTGTACCTTATCCTGTAGATAGCCCTCCAAAATTAAAAATATTCAAAGAATCAATGACTTCTGAAGATATTGACCGATCATACGGCAACAGCCCTTATTTCTTCTATAATCATTATCCTGAAGAAGATTAGAAAGAAAAATGATATTTAATTATTTTTTGGCTTTTCTGTAGTTTTGTTTTTATCGAACTCTGGATCGTTGCCCTTGGGCAGATATGGAGATCCTCCATTAAGAGGCAAAGTTTTTTCTATAATTAATTCTTTTAGCTGCTCATTTGGGACGACCATTTTAGTTTTACGGTCAGTCATATAAAATGTAGTATTAGTCAAGCCGACCCTTACTATACGCGCTTGGCGCCCACTAATATATATTATATCGTCATTATTAAAGTGAGACCCATAAAATATAAGAATCCCTTTTGCAAAATTGATTACAATATTTTTAGCTAATACAATAATTAATGCAACTAAAAACCACAAACCGTATTCAGAAAGTAAACTTTTAGCTATATTTTCTGCGTCAATTTTATTTATAGCTTTTATTTGTTCGATTGTATTAGTGTTGACTAAGTTTGATGCATGATTTAAAAACTGAGTTTCCATATATTTTTCCCGCTAGTAATGTCAATAAAATAATTTACACTGCTGAATAATATTTGAGACCAAAAAAAAGCCCCGCTTTTGCGGGGCTTTTAGCGAGGGCTTGCGGGAGCTAGGGTTATTCGTCTTGTGGATTGACCGGGGGATTTCCGTTTTCAGGAAACGGAAAGTCAGTCCAAGGAATAGGGGTGTGCAATCTACTATAGATTTGATCTTCCAAATTATGGATCCATCCTAAGCCTGAAACGTATTCGTTAGCTAACCCACTTATATTTCCAGAAACGTATTCAGGGGTATAATTGACGGCATACCCAGAGGCGCCAGTGACTCCAGATACTGGATAATCAGGTATTGGATCAGTCCAATTAGTAAAACCTGTAGTTCCATCGGTGTATGCGCTTTCCATGACTGAGACACCATTCTCATCTAAACCACTGTATAAGCAACTCAAACCGACGACCAAAGATTGGACTCCTGTTTTCAAAGAGTTATTGTACATCGGATCTAACCGACTAAAAGTGTAAGTGTATGTTCCTGATAAATGTGACATTTATTATAATATTTTTTTTAAATTTTTTTCTATTGTTTTTTAGATTTTAATGCTACTACTCCTTGTTTAGCTAATTGTATTTCTACTTCTCTTAGTCTGGAGTTCAAGTCTTTTATAGAAGACGTGTTGTTTGAGGTATTTTTTTGGAGAATAGTGATCTCTGTTATCTTTTTGTCCATCTCGATCAAATGGTCGTCTAATTTTTCAAATTCACTTTTACTTGGAAACAAAGTTTGCAAGTATGCTAAGATAGATATGCCCACAATAGGTGCAATTTTCAAAAACACATCTAAATCTTTAAAACTTATTTTATTTTTAGCTTCTTGTCCCATACAGTATAATTATACACATATTTTTGAGTTTATGCTGCTATATATTTTACCCAACTATAAAATCGCATTTTTCAATTACGTAGTTAGGGCCTTTATATTTTTTAAAATTTTTTTGCGTTAATTAGTATCTTTCATACATAGCCATGACATCAGAAATTTCGAAGTTCTCTTCTGCATGCTTCCTGCAATCTTCAGGTTTAATTTGTGAAATTTGATTTACGGCATGAACAAATTCGTTGACAGACCTGCATCTAAACCCAGTTTTTTTATGTATATTGTATTCGGACATGCCTCCCCAGTCTGTAGAAACAACTGGAGTGCCAGATATAAAAGATTCTATCATGGTCCAGCCGCATGGTTCTACGTATAAGCTAGGCATTAGCAAGCATTTAGCTTTTGCCAAAAATTCTTTTCTTTCGTCAAAACTAACCGTATGGATGTATTCAGCCCTCGAATTATTTTTAGCTAAACTATTGGTCATATTTTGCGGCCCCACAAATTTTATAGGCAATTTTAATATTTTTGAGACTTCTTGCGCTAAAATTATCCCTTTGGCGTCTACCATTCGCCCTAAAAAAAGCATATAATTGTCTTTTTGCTTTTCGTAAGTAAAATCGTCAAAATAAAAACCCGGAGGTATCACGGCGTCACCGAAAGAAGCCGTATTATTTTTTTGAAGTGGGTATTGTAGTTTGTGTAGCTGAGCATAACTTTCAAATACTTTGAATGGGGCAAAACCAGAATCGTAACCTATGCTAGGCTCGACTATTATAAAATCTTTTAATTTTCTGCAACAATTTGCATGACCGAATCCCCAAAAAGCTAAAACAAAATCATTTTCGCTTTGCTTATTTTCTCTTATTAATTTTGACGCATTTCTATTAAATTCGTGGTGAGCTTCATTGTCAACATTTTGGTCGTGAAATTCTTTCCAAGTTCTTCCTGAATAAACTTTGTTATAAGTTTTTTTTGAAATTACGTCGAAATGTTTAGTGCAATTTACATCAGAATCTGGGTGGCCGTAGTGAAAGACTGTATGGCCTCTTTTGGTCATTTCGGTGCAAAATTTATAAACTTTTTGAGTAAAAGCGCAAAGAGTTATTTCTTTGCGCGTAGGGTAAATTGGAACTGATAGGACATGAAAAATCATTTATAGTAAATTTTAAAATGTATTTTATTTAAGTCAAGTGTAATAATATGTAATGAGCAGACGAAAGAAGTCTCCAGTGTCGGAAAAGATAATACAGCCAAATGAAAATAAATACAAGCTTTATCTTAAAAAGTTCAAGTTAACTGAAAAACAGGAGCAATTCCTAAAAATAGCTTTCGATAAAAACACAAAAATAATTTTTGTTGCAGGTCCAGCGGGCTCTTCGAAAACTTTTGTATCTATTTATGCTGCATTGCAGCTTTTTAATATGAATATGAATCAAGACATTTTTTATGTCAGAACGGTGGCCGAAAGTGGAGAAAAAAATTTAGGAAGTTTACCCGGAGATGTAGAGGATAAGTTCCATCCATTTATGATGCCGCTACAAGATAAGCTCGAAGAACTTTTAGATAAAGATCAAATAAAAGTATTAAAAGAAGACAACATTATAAAATGTGCTCCGATTAATTATTTAAGGGGGGCAAGTTGGGCTAACAAACTTGTGATCGCAGATGAATCTCAAAATTTCACAAAAAAAGAATTGGTCACTCTAATAACAAGAATTGGTGAAAATTCTAAATATTTTATATGTGGTGACCCTATGCAATCTGACATAAATGGAAAAACTGGATTTTGTCCAATTATGGAAATATTCGATAACGAAGAGTCTAAAGAACAAGGAATTCATACTTTTCGTTTTACAGAAGAAGATATCGTTCGCAGTGAAATATTAAGATTTATTGTAAAAAAATTAGAAAATAGCTTGAAAAATCAGAATATAAAAAATGGCTAGTATATTTTGTCCAAATTGTGGTGCTAAAAATCAATTCACTATAAAGAGGCCTAACTTTTGTCAAAGTTGCGGCGAAACATTTGCGGCGTTTGGGATGACTAAGGATTCCAGAGTCAAACCCAGCTCTTCAGTTGCTTCACGCAACGAAGATTCTATACCTGACATTTCAAAGTTAGAGTATGAAATTGATTTGCCTAAAAATAAAATTACTATAGAGACTCTTGCTAATAATCCAATTAATCCTGAAGAAGTCCAATATAATTCTAGAGCCGCTGAGGGATACAAAAAAATGACAAAAGAAGATTATTTAAAAATATCCCAAAACGAATGCCGTAGCTCTCGCGGTAACTACGAAGATATAGGTGGCAGTGCCTGAAAAAGATAAAAAAAAATACGAAGACAAGTTTGAGATAATTGACAACGAAATCAGAAAGCGATACTACAAGTGGCATTTACATGCCATTGCTTGGCTAGATTTTGACGACGTATCTCAAATAATAAGAACGCATATTTATAATAAATGGGATCAGTGGGATCAATCTAGGCCTATAGAACCTTGGGTAAACAAAATTATATCTAATCAACTAAAAAATATTTTACGAAATAATTATTCTAATTTTGCAAGGCCCTGCATTAGTTGCAAATTTAACCAGTCTAAAGAGCAAAGTTCAGGTCAAATTTCCAACTTATGTTCTGTTACGCCTAGTGGGTTACAATCCGATGAGTGCTCAGATTACGCTAAATGGTATAAAAATAGAAAACGCGCTTATGATATAAAAATACCAGTTTCGCTCGAAACTAATAATTTTGATCGTCATACCTCGCCTGAAGATCATTATAGGATTGAAAAAGCCATAGATCAGATGCATTTAAAAATGAGGCAATATTTAAATGATAGACATTTCATAATTTATAAAATGTTGTTCATAGATTATATTGAAGAAGAGCTTGTTGCTAAAGTTTTAGGATACAAAAGCAATGAAAAAGGCAGAAAGGCCGGCTACAAGCAAATAAAAAACCTTAAAAATTTTTATAAAAAAATAGCCAAAAAAATTTGTGTCGAAACAGATGTATTTTTTGAATGAAACAATATCAACTGACAGAAGAAGAAAAAAAACGTAGCTTAGAATTATTTCAAGAATTAGATGGTGATTTGAGCGAAGCCACAAAAAAACTTTTCAAAGATGAAAATGAAAAGGGCAGTACTGTAAGAGGCAGAGCACTGAGAAAATATTGGGTTGAGCAAGGGTTAAGTTACAGAACAAAAGTTAAAAAAAGAGTTGTCAAGCATTTTTTAAATGAACAAGAAAAATCTTTTGTAAAACAGCATTATTGTCATGAAATGACAAAATTAGAGCTTGGTCAACTATTATGGCCGAAAGATGCGGAAAATAAAGGTTTTAGTGAAACAGATAAATTCATAGCACTCTGTGAATATGTAAATACAGAATTTCCCTCTGCAATTAATCTTCGAGATGACGCAGCTGGTGAAAGATATGTCCCTCCTACAATAATTTCTACTGCAATAAAAAGATTAAACAAAGTTGCATCTAAAACTTTCGATCCAAGCCGCTTAAATATACAAGATAAAAAATGTGTAGAAAAATTAATTTCTTATTTAGGGGCGCCTAGATTTTTGCAAGTTATAAATTCTTATATAACGAAACAAAACAGAGAACTGTTTGAGTCGGAATATATAAGAAGTACTTGGGACAAGCCGGATTTAACTTCTGATGAATTAAATTTGTATGTTAATGTATGCATGGATTACGTCAATTTAAAAGAAATAGAGCAGCAAAAACAAAAATTAAATTTAATGTTTGATGATACTGAAGGCCAAAATGATTTGACTATGAGGTTGACGGAAATGCTAAAAACAAAGGCCGAAGAGTATAATCAATGCATAAATAGAATCGATAAAATGTTGGCGAAATTAAATGGCGAAAGAGCTAAAAGAGTTGCGAGCCAACAACAAAGAAATGCATCGATATTATCATTAGTGCAATTATTTCAAGATGAAAATGAAAGAAGATTGATGATTAAAATGGCAGACATGCAAAAAGAAGCTGTTAAAAAAGAAGCTGATGAAATAGAAAAAATGTCAGATTGGAAAGCAAGAGTGCTAGGGATAAGCAAACACGACGCTATATAATGGAAGAAAAAAGGCCTAAAGTTTTTATCTGTGCAGAGTGCGGCAAAGAATTTCAAAATAGAAATTCATTGCACAAGCACTTAAAGCAGCACGGTTTAAATTTAGCGTCTTACTATACCAAGCATTTTCCAAGAAAAAACAAACTCACAGGCGATCTTCTGCCATTCAAAAGATATGAAGAGTATTTTGAAAGAGATTTTTCTACAAAACAACAATTATTAAAGTGGTGCAAAAAAAGCCCAACTGAAGAAGTTAAAAAATATGCCATAGATATTTTAAAAAAAAGACATGAGAAAAAAAATAGAAAGTATGGCGCTTTTCATTTAGAAACTAAAAATTCATTTTTACCGCCTTTGTCAGTATATAAAAGTATTTTTGGCAGTTATAGCGCCGCATGTGAAATTTTGGGATGTGAGCCTTTGTTTGATAAAAATTTGCCTAAAAATTTTTTTACAGATCAAGTTCCTGAAGATCTAAAAATTGCCATAGATACAAGAGAACAAAAGCCTCTGAGTTTTGATTTTTGTCAATCGGAAGTTTTAAAATTAGATGTTGGAGATTACACTGCACTAGGAAAATACTACAATTATACCTTTGTGGACAGAAAATCTGGAAATGATTTACAGGGAACTTTAAATAAAAACAATATAGAAAGATTTAGAAGAGAAATACAAAGAGCGCAAGAAATGGATTCCTATCTTTTTGTGGTTGTTGAATCTAATGTAGAAAAAATGATAAAACAGAATAAGATTTTTAATCGCCGAAGTAATGTAGATTTTACTCTTAGACAGATAAAAGATCTTTGTCACGATTTTCCTAGAAGTTGTCAATTTGTATTTGTAGACGATAGAAAAAGTGCTTCGAAATTTATCCCAAGGGTTTTAATTCACGGTAAAAGCATTTGGCGAACTGACATGCAATACTTTTGGGATCAAAAAAAACATGAGCTGGTATGAAGGCAATCAAGTAAAACCCTTAAATCAATTGAGGGATAACCAAGAGCTTTTGAAAATAGACGGCTTTTTAGAAGAAAAAGAAGCTAAACTAGCTCTTTATGAATTTTTGAGAAATAATATAACTTTTTCCGCAGACCTTATCTTAGGGGTCAAACTTTTCCCATTTCAACACATGGCAATAAAATCTATGTTTGAAAGAGATTATTTTATGGGAGTGTGGAGTCGCGGCATGTCAAAATCTTTTACAACTGGAATTTATGCGGCTCTTGACGCTGTACTTAACCAAGGAGTTGAAATAGGCATACTTTCAAAATCTTTTAGGCAGGCAAAAATGATTTTCAAAAAAATAGAAGATATAGCTGCCAAGCCAGAAGCGGGGTTTTTTAGACAGTGCATAACAAAGACTTCAAAAAATAATGACGAATGGCTAATGGAAATTGGGTCAAGTCGTATTAGAGCTCTTCCTTTGGGAGATGGTGAAAAATTAAGAGGTTTTCGTTTTCATAGAATAATTATTGATGAGTTTCTTTTGATGCCCGAAAGAATTTACAATGAAGTTATTGTGCCATTTTTATCTGTTGTAGAAAATCCGACTCAAAGAGATGAACTATACAAGCTAGAAACTAGACTTATAGAAGAGGGCAAGATGAAAGAAGATGAAAGATATGTCTGGCCCAACAACAAGTTAATAGCATTATCTTCTGCCTCTTATAAATTTGAATATTTATACAAACTTTATACTCAATTTGAAAATTTGATTGTAGCAGAAAAGCAAAAAGATAGGGCTTCAAGATGTATTATGCAATATAGTTATGATTGTGCTCCTAAACAGTTGTATGATGAAAATTTGATCAATCAAGCTAAAGCTACCATGAGCCAATCTCAGTTTGAAAGAGAGTTTGGAGCTATATTTACAGACGACAGTTCGGGATACTTTAAAACAAGTAAAATGTCTTTATGCACAATTCCAGACGGAGAATTGCCGTGTATTGAAGTTCAAGGAGAAGCAGATTCAGAATACATTTTGGCTTTTGACCCATCTTGGTCGCAGACAGAAAGTTCTGATGATTTCGCTATACAAATACTAAAATTAAACCCAGAAGAACAAAAAACTACCCTTGTGCATAGTTACGCTTTGTCTGGGACTTCTTTGAAGCACCATATAAATTATTTTTTATTTTGCATACAGAATTTTAATATAGTTGGGATATGTGGAGATTATAATGGAGGAGTGCAATTTCTGCAAGCTTGCAATGAAAGTGAAGCTTTTAAAGAGAAAAATATAAAACTGCAAGTCATAGACGTGGGATTAGATAAGCCCGAAGAGTATCAAACCGATCTTAAAAAATATAAAAGCGAATATAATGCTAAAGAACATAAATATGTCATTCTGAGAAAGCCTACAAGTAATTGGATCAGACAGGCAAATGAATTGTTACAGGCAAATTTTGACCATAGGCGTATATATTTTGCAAGTCGAGCTACAGATGATTCATACACAAAGCAAAAAAATAAAAGCATTTCTATACAAGATATAAAATTTTTACGTACAGCAGAAGAATCAAAACAAAGCGTTGGGGCAAAAATGATAGATTTTATTGAGCATCAGTCAGACATGATAGATTTAACTAAAAACGAATGCGCTTTAGTTCAAATCACGACTACTTCTCAAGGGACTCAAACTTTTGATTTGCCATCTAATCTTAGAAGACAAACTGGTCCGGACAAGGCTAGAAAAGATTCGTATTCTGCTTTAGTGTTAGCAAACTGGATGGCTAAAGTATATTTTGATTCTAATAGTGTTCAAGAAGAAGATGTAGTAGAAACATTCGTCCCAGAGTTTATAATGTAAATAAAACAACTTTCAAAGTCACTTTTGAAACTTTAAGTGTAATATTTTAAGTATGGGTGAAAAAAGAAAATATACCAAAAGATCGGATTATTGGAACAAGTTCAAAGAAAAACATGAAAAATCTTTGGAGAGCATGATGCATAGCACAGCTCAACAAAAATACGAGCCAGAATTGATTGGAGAATCTTTTTACAACTATGAGTCGAAAGCCTACGGGAGAGCAAATGCCCCGGCCTCTTCGACTACCACCCGCAGAAATAATATTTCAATCGCTCCTAAATTATTTAAATACAATAATATAAGAGCCGGAATGCTGCCATACGAGTATGGCTTGGATGGTGTGAATATTAGAGACGCCATCGAATTAACTCAAAAAGCTTATTGTAATGTTGCTGTAGTTAGAAATGCTATAGATATGATGGCAGATTTTGCCAACTCTAATTTGTATTTAGAAGGCGGTAGCGCGAAATCTAGATCTTTTATAAATGCTTGGCTAAAAAAGATAAAAATATGGAATTTAAAAGACCAATTTTTTAGAGAGTTTTATAGGAGTGGAAACGTATTTTTATATACGGTAGAAGGTAAAATAAATTTAGAAGATTTTACTAAAGTTAGAAATTTAGGTTTGACTTTAAAAACTAATAAATTGCCAGTTAGGTATATACTTTTGAATCCATACGATATAACGATGAAGCGTTCCACATCTTTTGACATGGGAGTTTACGCTAAAGTTTTAAGTGAGTATGAGTTGGAAAGATTAAAGAACCCGAAAACTGACGAAGACAGAGAATTATATGATGCATTGGATCCAGAGATCAAAAAAAGAATTAAGAATGATTCTTGGAACACAAATGGAGTAAAAATAGATTTAGATCCTAAACGATTGCGTTATGCTTTTTTCAAAAAGCAAGACTATGAACCATTTGCGGTACCTTTCGCTTTTCCAGTTTTAGATGATATTGAATTCAAAATGGAGATGAAAAAGATTGATCAAGCTATTTGCCGTACCATCGAAAACGTAGTCTTAATGATAACCATGGGAACTACGCCCGACAAGGGAGGCGTAAACCCAAGGAATATCAGGGCTATGCAAAACTTATTTCAAAATCAAAGTGTTGGTCGTATTTTAGTTAGCGACTATACCACTAAAGCAGAATTTGTTATACCTGACATACAAAAGGTCATTGGTCCATCAAAATATGAAGTGGTCAATCAAGATATTAAAGAAGGACTTCAGAATATTATCCTAAGTCAAGAAAAATTTGCCAGTACAGAAGTTAAAGCTCAGATGTTCTTACAAAGATTAAAGGAATCTAGAGACGCATTTCTTAATAGCTTTTTGCAGCCTGAAATCAAACAGATTTGTAAAAACTATGGCTTCAAAAATGCACCCGTTGCTAAGTTCGAAACTATCGATCTTCAAGACCAAGCTCAAATTCAAAGAGTTATCACCAGAATGATGGAGTTGGGCATTTTGCCTCCAAACGAAGGCATAAAGGTTATTGAGACTGGCGTATTTCCTTCAGCCTCAGAACTAGAAAAGTCTCAAGAGAAATTTGTCGAAGATAGACTGAAAGGATACTACAATCCTATAGTTGGAGGAGCGCCTGTGCCAATGACTTTTGAAGAAGAGGAGCAAATTGAAGAAATTAAACATCCTCAAGGCGCGGCTCAAGTTGCCAATAACAATAGAGCTAGAAGTGCTTCCAATCCGGGCAGACCAGCAGGATCAAGATCAACTGCCAAATCCAAAGAAACATATTCTGTTTCTGCCATTAAGGATACGGCAGATATTACAAATCAACTTTATGTAACTTTGACAAGCGAAGCTAAAAAAGTATTTAAAAAGAAAAGATTGAGCAAAGTTCAAAAACAAATGCTAGAAAGAGTATGCGAATCTGTAGTTGTAGCTAAAGATAAAAAAGATTGGGTGGATACTGGCAAAGCCTGTATTAAAAATCCAGATAAAATCTTATCTCTAAAACCGTTGCCCGCTGTATTAGAAATCAGCGCAAAACATGAGCTAGATGATTACGCTGCAGCGATTTTGAAAAAAAAAAAAAAAAATTCTCTGGATAAATAATTAAGTGTAACATTTTATATAAAATGCCAAAGAATATGAAAAATACATCATGTAAGTATACCACAACTTATGACTGTGAGGTGTACGCAACTACCGATTTAGAAAATGATTTAAATATCAGCCAAGCTTCTTTGGAAAACTTAAAGCCGCTTATCCCTAAATCAATAGACCTAGAAAGGAACATTGATTTGGTCGGAGCCGCATTTAATGCCGCAGTAGTCAACAAGTTTAATAAAAATGGAGACGGAATTAATTCTGAAACCGCAGTGGACTTGATTGACTATTTTGTAAACAAACCCACCAACATCGAACACAAAAAGCAAAAAGTGGTTGGCCACATTGTAAATGCCGGTTTTACAGACCTTAACAACGAAAAAATTATTGGAAATGCTGCGGCGTTATCTAACAACGGGCCATATTATATTTCCCTTGCAGCCGTAATTTACAAAACAGTAAACAAAGATTTTGCGGATATATTGCTAAAGTCTAGCGATGAAGAAAGCGACTACTTCAAAAAAATCTCCGCTAGTTGGGAGTTAGGATTTAATGACTTCGTTTTGGCGGTTGGATCTAAAGATTTAAACGATGCCGAGATTATATCAAACCCTAATCATATTGAAGAAATGAAGCATTATTTAAAAGCTTTTGATGGAAATGGGGCTTTAAATGATGGAACTCCTATTTATCGTTTAGTTGTTGGAGATGTTTATCCTTTAGGAATTGGATTCACTACAAATCCAGCTGCAGATGTTAGCGGTTTGATAGTCGAAAAGAACATTAACTTAGACGTCAAAGATAAAAGAGACGCATCAGTAGAAAAAAATAATTTTAAAAATAATATTTTAAAAATTTCACAAAGTGAAATAACTAATGTAAAAAATACTAATACTATGGATATTACAGAGTTCAAAACCGAGTTCGAGAAGGTCCTCGATTCGAAGTTAGCGGACAATGCTGAATTCACTCAGGAAGCCGTAGCTACTATCACTTCGCACGTGGTCGAAAAGATTCGCGAGAAGGATCAGGAGTATAAGGCTGAAAGAGAGGCTATTGAGGCTGAAAAGGCTCAAGCCGAGAAGGATGCAGTTGAAGCTAAAGCTTCCATGGAAGATCTTCAGAAAAAGTTGGAAGAAGCAAATGAGAAAATTGATTCTTTAGAGTCTTCCATCAACGCTGCTGCTGCAGAACAATTATTCAATAGTCGCATGGAAGCTATCGATGAGCTTTACGACCTTTCCGATCAAGACCGCACGGTTTTGGCGAATGAGGTTAAAAGTTTAGAAGCTTCTGATGAGGCTTTTGAATCGTATCAGGGCAAATTGTCTTCTCTTCTTCATCATAAGAGCAAAGCTTTTAAATTGGAGCAGGAAAAACAGTTTGAGGCAAAGGTTCAGGAAGAGCTTGAGAAGCGCTTGGCTTCCACTTCTACAGAAGAAGCGGTTGCTAACGTGACTGAAGAGGCTGTTGCTGAAGCCGATGAAAGTGTTGAAGAAGTAGTTGAAAATGTTGAAGTCCCGCACTCCAGCATGGCCAACAACAATGAGGCTTCGTCAACTGAAGAGTCTTTATCTGACCAGTTCAAAAAGGCTTTTAACACCGAAAATATTTCAATAACCTATTAAAAATTAAAACATTATGGCACTTAGATTATACCCATTTAGGCAATATAACGATTCGGATGTCGTCAACTTGTTTGCAAACAACGTAGTAGACGACAATCCCACGACCAATGGTAACGGTAGTGCAGGTGTGATGGTTAAGGTATTGAGCGGTAATCTGAACCAAGACACTTTCGATTTAATTGGAAGTGACTACTTGGGTAAAACTGATTATCCGTTCTTGGGAGCTGATAAGTACCCAGTCGTACCTTTACGTGTCGTAGCTGCTACAACTGGTGCTCCGGTATTAGGCGTCACTCTTAATCAGACGATTAAGAACGACGAGAATGGAGAAAAGCTCCTTTATAACCCCGTCAAAAGAGACGAGCTTCAAGCAGTTCTCAGCGGTCAGGCTTGCCCGGTCGCAACACGAGGTCTGTTCACGTTCGACGAAACTGCATACGAGAAAGACGCTAACTGGGTTCCCGGTAACGTCGCGGCTATCTCGGCTAATGCTGGCAAATTGACAGGTGTTACTCGCGAAGGTCTCGCTGATCTTGTTGGCACTCTGGTTGGTCACATTTTGGCTACCGGTAACCGTCAATCTCAGAATGGTCAGTCCGATCAGTTCGCTGGTACAGGTACTGCGCAGTACGCGTTAGTAGCGTTAGAATGCTCTAATTCTATTGATGTTGCTTAATCATTTAACTAAAGAAAGGATATTTAATTAAAATGAAAATTACATTAAAAAGAACTGACGAGCAGGTGGAATTGGTAAAAGCAATGGGCTCTCGTAACAGAGAGACTGCTTTCGCAGCTCAGGTTGCATTAGCAGAGTTTATTGGCCCTGTTTTAGCCG